TAGAAAGAAAGATGAGATTAAAGAACAAGCAGTTGAAATAGGATTTAAAAACTTTGCTATGGAAAATCTAAAAGATAAGTATCTTGATATATTAAAATAGGGCGAGTCCATTTCTAGACCCGCCCCATTATGACTAACTAAATTACTTAGCAGCCTTCTTCTTTGCCTTTGCAGACTTGAGAGCCTTATCAACGGCTGCTGCTGCTGGCATACGACCAAATGCTGGATCGTTTGGATTAACTGCACGTGCTAGTACTGGGATAACCGCTCCTACGAGTGCTGCCCATAGATCCTTTGGATCTGTTACTCCTGCAACGTATAATGCTGATGCTGCACCTACAACTGAACGGCCATATGATGCGAGCATTGCCTTGTGTTCTTTTTTAAGTTCCATTTTTTCCTCCTAGGATAGAACCTTTATTAGTATAGCATAACCAGCCCAAAGACCAATAATTCCTGCGACTCCCGCAAAAACTGGTGGCGCTGGGACTGGTAATTTGAATGCTGCGAATATTGCGCCACATCCAAAACCTGTTAACACTGATAAGATTATTTGATTCAAAACTTTTCCCCCTTGTTTTTAGCATCTGGATCTGTTTCAGGATTGTCTAGAGGAGTTGGTGCGGTAGCCAAAGCACCACACTCATGACACTGAATATCTAAATGGTACATTCCTACAGTATAGGTCTCAGGATCAAAAGAAACAAGTGCTCTAAACAAAGTTCCTCCACAGTTTGGGCACACGCAGGTGGGAATACCCCTAGCGTCTATCATTAGAACTTTCTGGTAAGAATTTTTTTAACTGTTCAATTTCTTTAGAAATTTTCTTAATTGTAAAATCATGTGAGGGAATTATACCTTCAATAACCGATCCATACTTATTGTAGTATTCTAATTGAGGGCTAATTTCTTTTATAAATTTCTGTAATCCATTTTGCACATCTTCAATATACTGATAAGCCCAATCTCTAGAATCAGAAAGAAACTTGATAAAGTTTTCTTTATGAATTTCTTCATCGCTTCTTTCTAGTCCCACACTTTCTCTGTTGTTAACTAAAAACTCTTCTAAGGTTGCTTGTGATATATAGAGTTTAGCAAAAGCCTTGGCTAATTTTCTTATCTTTATAATAGAAAAAATGAAGGCACTAAAAAAAGAGATGCTTGCCACCCCTAAAACAACGACTAGTATTTCCATACCTATCTCTTTTCTGACAGTACTATTGTACTATCATTCTCAGAATTTGTCAAACCATACATTTTCTTAAAGTCAAAACCTATAAGTTTTTCGTATGCCTTTAAATGCCTATAGTTTCCAGCACCAAAGGTACCTTTTTCTATACCGCATAAAACACGCTTTTGCTTATCTTTTGAGATATCCTCTATCTCTTTCCATGATAATTTTCTTATATTACGGTCTTTCCATATTTTTTTATAGTTACCACGGTGATAAAAATGATGAAGTATTGTCACGCTTGGAGAATAAATATCCCAACCTCTTGTCCAAGCCCTCATAGCAAAACATATTTCTTCTCCAAAGAATGATATCTCTGGATCATATGGAACTTCTTCTACAATGCTTCCAAGGGTAAAAACAAAACCAGCAAGTATGGTGCTTGAAACTTCTGGATAGGATTTATTCTTGTCGGACAGTTCAACTCTTTTAGCCGTCCACTCATTTCTCCTGTTTAGGCTTGGCACTTGTTTAGTTGCATAAGGGGGCTTGTCTTTGTCTTTTGTAATGTAACTAATAACATTGTTTGTTTCAACATAAAATCCTGGTGGAAAATGAGACAAGATTATATTTTTATTTTTAGCAATTTCTTGAGCCTTTTGTAATTGACTGATGCACATTATATCCCAATTCTTTTCAAAAATTGTATGCGAATCAATCTGAAGATAATAGTCTTGCTCAGAATAAAGAGACATTGCTTTTGCTCTTGCAAACCCCGCACCCCTTGCTTCTCTTGGGTGCATAGTAATAATCTTAGAATTTTTTAACCAAGACAAATCTGGAATTTCTTTATCAAAGTCTTGTATTACTAAACCAAAATATATTTCATTTAGTTTTGATGCGTTATCAATAGCAGACTTGATAGTTCTAACTAACTCAGGATCACGATAACTTGCTATTGATATAAAAATGCTCATTGATTATGGGTTGGCCAGTAATATTTACATGGCTCTTTGCGGTCTGGGCAGCATGGAGCATTATTAATACTAGTTACTGCATATTGAAAGTGTACATAATACAAAGGATCTTTCTTAAAAAGATTAGCACGATGAGTTGTCACAACCCTAAGAAGTTTATTGTCATCATGCCAGAATGCTGGCACTTCATTACCCCAGTCTTCCCAACACTGATCTTTTAGATTATTAAGATTAGCCTCATTGTTTTCTGTTTTAATACCACGAAACTTTGCTTGAGCAATCATAGCCTGAACATACTCCCACAGACCACGCTCATATCCACGCCACATTAGAACTGCTGGATGATTGCGCCAACCACCAGTTTTAGATTTACCAGATAATACATTAAGAATTTGATAGCCCTCTAATATCTGTTTATTTAGTCTCTTATTATCAAGCATGTGAGCAGATACATGAAAATCTTTTTGTGGTAAAAATGTTTGCACCATATCTCCTTTTTAATAAACAACTATACACTGTTTTGTGTATAAAATCAAATACTACTTAAATATTTTTCTTGCTCTTTTTGATGAGTAATATCCATAAATTTTTGTTTTTAACTTATCAATTTCAAATAATGTTTTATCCTTTCCAGGATTTGTAAATTCAGACTCCCAAGACTCTCTTTTAAATGGTATAAGTTGAACCATAGGTGTGCCTTTTTCAATTACTCCCTCAAAACCATCTTTGATAAAAAATGGACAGTTTATCGGAGTAGTTAAAATATCTGTATCAACAATACCAGCAATTGATCTTATTGGTAGATTCTCATATGCTGGTGGATGAATAAACATCGTTGACCAGCCTGGTGGAGTTTTTATGTTCCATCCATGCAAATACTTAAATGCTGGCGTACTAAATCCATCTGGTATTCTGAAACCAGAAAGTTGCTCATTAGGCCATGCGTCAATTATTGGCTCAGATATTTCTATATGGCTAATCAAGGGTTGATAGTTTACTTGTCTAACTAAAATATCTGAGCATAGCGTTATTATATAGCCAGAAGTGAACATGTCAATGGTTGGAGCGCATTGTTTTACCGTTATATTTGCTGCTGGATTTATTACAAGTTCTTTGTTTCCAATATACTTTGAAATATTTTTCCACCACTCTGGAACAAGTTTTGCTGCAGGAATAGGCCTTTCTCTAACATTAAAAACATGATCATTTTTTGCTTCAAAAATAATTTTGTTTGCTTTCATTCTGCAATTGCCATTTCTTCACACCTAGTGCACATTTTATAATTGTTGCCTGTAAAAGGGCACTTGCCAATTTCAACAAAAGAATGATCTTTTACTATGCAAATAAAAGAATTGAGTATATTACGAATCATCGTATAACCTCTCTAGTTACTAACACAATAGCACCCTCCATCTCTAAAGCCTTTTTTACCATAGCAACGTATTTCACTGCGTCTAGTTTTTCATCATGACTCATATGAATAAAAGACCTTTCATCTAGTTTTATCGTAATAAAAGCCCCATTGTCAATAAGATCAACACCGAAATTTTTGGGTGCAGATATAGAATGAAAAGCCCTACGCATATCATTTGTATACACAATTACTCCATTGTTAATGCTTGCCAGGTATAAGACCAATCTTTTTTAGTCTTATGATTGTTAAACTCTTTAGATATTTCTCCGCTTTCTAGATAAATACCGCCCCAAACGCCCCACTCTTTACCAGACACACCAACAGCAAAACATTGTCTTGCTACTGGGCATGTTCTACAAAGAGCATCTACAAATTCTCTTGACTCTAAATTTTCTTCATAGTTATCAAAAAATATATTTGTGTCAGATCCAAGACATTCAGCATTATCTTTCCATAAATGCTGTTTCATGGCTTATCCCTTATACTTGTTCGGAATATCCCATCCATTGCGAGTAACTGTGTAAATGCGCTGAACATACCAGACTCCATCTACCCTAACCCCATTGACGGCAGTACGACCTGCTTCAGAACGTTTACGATCCGCTACATCCCAGCCAACCCAATATAGGTTGTTGTTGCGAGCAACGATCTTTTCCATTCTTTCTAAATTATTTACAATCATTGTTTCTCCTAATATCTAAAAATTCCTACTTCAACATTTTTTAGTTCTGCTTCAGCAACCAATTTTGATATAGGCTGTTTTGGCTTACTTAAGAATGCAAAGTAATTTAT